AAGGTCACCATCGGCCGGGATCGCATCCGCATCTGCGGACCGAAGGACCAGCTTTTGAAAGCCGTTTCCGGAGGAGAGAATTCCGCGCGGGCCATGGTGCCCACGTTTGCACGAGAATGGCGCACCCGACAGGATTCGAACCTGTGACCTCTGCCTTCGGAGGGCGTGACAGCGGTATATGTTCGGCTCTTGTTCATCGTTTATACCTGTTTTCGTCACGGTTCAGACGGTTTCGAAGTGCTTCAATCTGTGTCGCGTCACAGTTTCCTTTCGAGGATGTCCAGCGCCCGGTCCATGTAGTGGGGCGAGTGATGGTAGTAGACTTTGCGGATGGTCTCGGCTGACGTGTCGAAATAATCGGCCGCGTCCTCGACGGTGAGTCCCTTCTGCATGGCCCATGTGATGGCCGTATGCTTCAAGACGTGCGGCGTCACGTCGGGCAGGCCCGCCCGGTCCCTCGCGCCTTCGAAGGCGTGCTTGATGTCGCCGACACGCTGTCCGCCGATCTCGACCAGCCAACGCGCGCCGTCCGCTTCCCAGCGCTTGCAGTGCGACAGAAGGCGACGGGTCATGCGGACCGGCTTCCGCCTCTTCTTGGTCTCGCGTTCGTCCGCGCCGCGCCGATATAGCACGCCACGTTCAACGTCGATCCGGCCGCCGACGGTGTTCGGCAGGAAGCCAAGGTTCAAGATCGCTTCCTTCCGCGTGCCCGTGTAGAGCGCCACGATAATGAAGCGGGCAAGATGCTTCCCCTTGGGCGAGCGATAGGCGGCCCATATCAGTCGGGCGGCTTCGTCACGGGTCAGCCAACGGTCGCGCGACGGTGGTTTTTCCGGCAACGTCACCGTGGCCGGGGTGAGAAGGTAGCCCTCCTTGTGGCAATAGTTGATCGCGGCTTGCAGCACGTTCAACTCGCGCCGGATCGTCCCGCCCGTGATCGGGGCCGTGGAGCCATCCTTGAACTTGCGGACGCGGCTCTTGGCATAGCGACGGCAGGTCTCGCCCTTCACGTCGGCGACGGTCAATGCCCCCCAAAAGGCAAGCAGGGCGTCGATGGCATAGCCGATGCGTTCGGGCGCGGCGGTCGTGACCGCGTGTTCACGCCCATAGATGTCGAGGATTTCAGTGACGGTCATTTGGTCGGCGCGGCGGGTGTGCGCCACCGTGTCCTTCGCGGCTATGTACGCCGCGAGTAGTTTTTCAGCATGGCGACGGTCGCCTGTGCCTGTCGATTTGTCGGGGCATCCGGTGTCGCGGATGAGCCAGACTTGCTTATCGGCTCGCCAGTAAAGGCGGGCTCCGGCGGCTTTTCTCGGCATTTCGCTATCAAGTCCTCCAATGAGTCAGGGTCGATTCGAACGGCCCGGCCCATGCGGACCAGAAGGCCGTGATTGGCGGCCGCCGTTTGAAGTGACCCCTTCGGGACTCCCAGCGCGCGCGCCGCTTCTTCGACGGTCAGAAGCCGTCGCACTTGATTGTTCATGACGACCGCCCTCCAAGCGGCCGTGGTCCCACGTGGTTGAAATCAGCGGGCGAGCGGAGCGGTCAGGATCACGCTCGCCAGCGGCTTAGAAGACGCCGTTGAGGCGCACGTCGGTCGTGCCGGACGGATTGACGGCCGTCGCGACGCTCACGCCGATCTTGGTGTTGTCGGTCGCGGTCGTCGTGATCAGCTTGGCGTCGTCGTCCCAATAGACGGCCGCGCCGACGGCAATGGCGTCGGTCGAGACCTTGGGCAGCGTGAACACGCCGACGGTGACAAGATCGACTTCCGCCCCCTCGGCAGCGTCGCCAGCGGCCACGCCGAAGATGTTGCCGATCAGTGCGCCGTCGCCGCTGGTCACGGCATAGGGCGCGGGAAGGGTCAGGTTCTCGCCCTTCTGCACATAGTTCTTCATGGTCAGAGTCCTTTCGAGGTTCTGAAGAGGATGGTGTTGCCCGGCTTCGCCTTCGCCGTTGCAATCGCCGCGTCGGCGGCCGCCAGTGCCCGCGCCATTTCGGCGTCAGACCGATAGACGACGGTTTCGCCGTTCTGGTCGCGGAACTCGCGCACGCCCTGAAGACGTGCTTCGAAGAGCGAGTCCCGCCAGCGGATCAGGTCAGCGAGCGAAGCCATGGTCACTCGCCCGGATTGTGGTACGCGCCGCGCCAATCGACCGCGCCGCAACCGAAGTCGAGCACGACGCGGAACTCCATGCCCAGCACGTCCCAGCCCTCACGGCTCGCCATCTGCGGACCTTGGGCGGACGACAGGTAGGCGTATTCGAGCACGGGCAGAACGGCCGGGTCGGCGAAGACGTACCAAGAGTCATCGGTGATCCGGGGTTCGACCAGAAGCGACAGCTTGCCGGTGAACGGGTTCGCGTCGGCGAAAGTCGTGGCGTAAATCGTCGCCAAGACCTGTTCGGCCGCCGTCTCAAGCTCCGGCCCAACCAGAAGGTAACGGGGCGTCGCATTGATGGGCGTCTTGCCGTCCAGCGCCTTCATGCCGCGCATGGCGAGGCGGGCGTCGGACAGGGCCGCCACGTCCACGGCCGCGCCCGTGCCAAGGTTGCCATGGGCAGCGCTGAAGAGGTCTTCGCCGTCCTCGCCCATGGTCGGATTGGCGAGCAGCATGTTGACCAGAAGGTTCGCTTCGGTCTCGGCGGCCATCCGGCCCGCCGTCTGCCCCCAATCGCGGAACGCGCCAAGGTCGTCATTGATCAGCGCCTTGCGGGAAATGGCGAACTGCGTCGCATAGGTGTCGAGCGCGTAGGACTCCGACGCCTCGCCCCGTGACGTGTGCTTGATCTCGCCCGACTCGCTCACGCGCTCAAGCAGGCCGATGTCGGACAGCTTCAGCTTCGTACCGGGCCGGAAGTCGGTCAAGGTCGTCTGGCGGGCCAGCGTCGTCTTGATCGGCGACGCGGCCGCCGCATAAGCGGTCATGAGCGTGCGGTTGCCCGTGCTGGTCAAAAGCTGCGGGAAGTCGCTGGTCGTGTGCATCGCCGCCCGGAAGAGCGAGTCGGCGTCCATGCCGCGCGTCGAGACGCCGGACGCCTCGACACATGCCCGCGCCATGTCGCGAAGGGTCTCGGCCATGAACGGCCGCGCTTCCTCGCTGGGAGCTTCGCCCGACACGCGGGCATAAAGGGCGTCGGCGCGGCGCGTGCGGATCACGGCCGGGTCGTCGTTGCTGCCCACGACGCGGATGCGGGGCGTCGCGCGGGTCCGCGCCTGCATGGCCTCGAACGCCTCGGCACGGGCTTCCGTCACCGACAGGTCGCGGTCGATCATGTCGTCCGCCTGTTCGGCCGTCATGCCAGCGGAACGGGCAATCTGGCGGATGGCGGCGCGGTTTTCGGCCGGAGTGTCATCCGTCCGAACTTCGTTCTCAATGATGTCTTCGGGCATGTTCTCACTCCGAAAGGTTGCACCCGGATCGGCCGGGACCGGCACGGCGGAAACTTCAAAGATCGACCACGCCGCCACCGTGCGGACGCGGACCTTGTTCTCGATGGTGTCGGCCCAGCGCTGGACGCGGTAGCCGACGGAAACGCCGCGAATGACGCCTTGCCGGATGCGCTCGACGATGGGCAGCACGTCGTCGGACTGAAGCAAACGGATGGTGGCGATCAGCGCATTGCCTTCGGTGCGAAAGGCGGTCACGACGCCGATGGTGTCGCGGGCGCTGGCCTGCCGGTGGCCGTCAAGCACGGGCGCGCCGACAAGCCGGGACGTGTCCAGCCCGGCCGGGTCCAGACGCTCGACATAGGCCCCGCGCTGATCGCGCCGGGTCACGTCCGAAAAGGTCGAGATGACGGCATCGACGGTCATGGCCGACTCGTCGAACGTGTCGGGCGAGATGACCGCGCGGCGGGTCAGCACGTCTTGCGCCTCAAGCGGCAAGGTGCCGTGGCGCACATGATTGGCGGCCACGTCGTCACGGGCGCGACGCGGTGCTGCGGTGAGTTTTCTAACTCCCGGCATTGGTGGACTCCTTTTCTGCGGCGATCTCTTCGTCCAGTTCTTCGATGGACCAGCCGCGTTCGGCGACGGCCTTGCGGCGCGACGTGAGTCCCGCCTCGATTTCGGCGACGGTCGCTTGCGTGTCCTTCAGCGGATCGACTTGCATGGGCTTGGGCGGCAACCATTCGACCGCCAGCCATTCGGGGCCGAAGTCGTCGAGGTCGCCGGACAGGCCCGCATAGGTGACGACGCGCCGCCACACGGGCGCGAGGAACTGCGGAACGAAGGTGCCGTACTGGATTTGCTCGACGCGCTGGCGGAACGGCAGAAGCCCGGCCCGAAGGCTCGAATAGTTCGCCCCCGACAAGTCGCCGTCCACGAAATGCGTCGGCAGGCCGAGACCGGCGGCAAGCTGCTGAAGATTGAGCCGAAGGAAGGCAGACACTTCGGCCGTCTGCTGGGGCGTCGAAAACTTGATGTCCATGCCGGTCGGCAGGCGGCGCAATGTGCCCGGCTCTAGCGACACGTCGGACAGGTCGCCGTCGAACGGCTCGCCAGACGCGCCATTCTGATCGACCAAAAAGCCCGCGTGCATGGCCGCGACCTTCACGCCGACAAGCAGGGCATCGAGAAGCTGGTCCAGTTCGCTGGCGGGAAGGATGATCGGCGCAAGCCAAGAGACGCCCCGGACTTGCCCGGCCGCCAGCGGCTTCATGACGTGAAGGATTTCGCTCGCCTCGACGCGGACCGGCGGCGCGTAGCTGGCGAACTGGTCATGCGGGCGCGAGGGCAGGACGTGATAGGCGACACGGCGGCCGTCGGGGTCGAACTCGACGCCCTGCACGATCACGCCACCGTCGCCAAGCTCGCGAGTCAGCGACTCGTCAATCAGTTCGGGCGGGATAAGCCGGAGCCGCACGCCATCGTCGTCGAGGAACTGGACGAAGGCTTCGCCGTCCACGACCACGCCGCGCGCAATGTCCGCCTGAAGGCCCCAAAAGGTTGTGCGGGCGTCCGCGTCCGCCACTTCGGCCCAGCCGTTGAATAGCGTCGCCAGCGCTTTGCGGGCGGCCGCGTCGGCGTGCTGGGAAGTCGGCACGATGCCGGAGCCGACAAGCGCGCCGGTCCAGTTCGCGACGGCGTTGGCGATCCACGGGTTGTTGCGGTCGAGGTAGCGGGCACGGGCGCGGAGGCTCGCCCCGGCCGCCGCCACTTCCGGGTTGATCCGCCCGAAGGTTCCCATGCCCCAACCACGGCGGCCGCCCGCCGCGCCATCGAAACGGCGGACGTGCTGGCGGCGCTGCGAACGGTTGAAGAGACCGAAGAGGCTGGGAAGGCGGACAGGCATGTCAGTTCACCGTCGGCTTGGGCCGGAAATCGCCGAAGAGGCTTTCGAGGATCGGCGACAAGTCCATGATGGACATCATGCGGAGCGTCGCGCCTTCAGGCTGAAGGTATTCGGTGCCGATCCGCTTTCCGTCGCCGGTCTTGGCGTAGGCATTGCGGAGCCGGACTCGAACTTCGGAACGGTCAACGTCGGGATTTCGGAAAGAGCCGATTTCGAGTGCCCAGCCGTCAACTCCGGTGACGGACTGATCAATCAGGAACTCGGCAGGCGAACCGGCTTCGCGCCCCGGTATGGACCGGAGCTTCCCCGGACCGTCGGGCCACTTGTCGGGATTGAAGGCGTTCAATTCGAGCGCCGCCGCGTTGAGCACGAGCTTGTCACTGAAGCCGTGGTCGATCAGCCGCTTGATGATGGCCGCGACGAAGACCTGCGACGGGCGATAGAGGTAGGGCCGCCGTTCGTCGGTGGTCAGGATGGCATAGGGATGGATGTAGTTTGCCTTGGCGAAGTTCCGCACCTGCGCAATCAGGCGGTCGCGGTTCATCGCCCCTTCGCGAATTTTGTCGGCGATCATTGCCGTGCTGAAGCCGCCACGAGGGTCGTCGGTCTCGCGAACGTGGAAGAGGGGCTGAAAAGCGTCGGTCATCGGGTGGTCCTTCCGTCAGGGGAATTTCCACACCCATACCCGATTCCATTCACCGGAGTCGAGCAGATTCAGCATTGGCAACTATCGGTCTACATACCGGTAAGACTCGATAATCCTTGATCCGGTAAATGGAATCGGATATGCCTCACTTAAGCGGAAGTCGTGAGCCGCTACAATCGCCAGACTGGCCGGGCAGGCGACTGCCCGGCCTTTTTCATGAGGACGACATGGAAAACCCACCCGACTACATCGCTTCCCAGAAAGTGGAGCGCTGGCGAGAACTGATCTACTGCTTGACGCGGGACATGGGCGACCAGCCCGGACTTCCGATGGAAGAGGCGCGGGCGTTCGCTGCCAGCTCCCTTGCGCCGCGCCGCCTAATCCTCGACGGGGAAACGGTTGTCGGTCGGGTCAGGTCACTGAAGGCTTGGAGAATCGACTAAGGTTTTCTCCACCACGACGAGCGATACATGGAGATAGACTCGTTCAAGAAGTTCCACGAGCGAGCCTCCCACATATTCTCGGTTTTTTGGAGGTTGAGCTTAACCTCTTCATTCATCATTCGATAAACGTCGGCAGAGATAAATGTACTATAGTTCCCTTCGCGCAAATCGCTGAACTTCGCAGCGAGGTTCGGCGCTCGTCCGATTGAGATTAAATCGTTCGCGCCCCGCGCCCCTGCCCGCACGATCAGCACAGTGCCTGTATCCACCCCGACGGCATGATCTATGTGAAAGTCAGCGTTGCGCACCACGTCGTACTGATTCTCAAATTTTTTCCTGATCAACTGTGTCACGGTGTAGTTGATGTTGAGCGCGCACCTCACTGCGCTAGTGTTTTTTGAGTCACCGACAAATACGCCAAGAACTCTATCTCCATCGAAGCTAAGCACCGTGCCGCCCCGAAAGCGGATTAAGCGCGTTGCCGTCGCAAGAAACGACTTAAGTATTTTTGCAACTATCCTGCGGTCGAAATGGCGCGCCATTTTTGAAGAGTTGGCCAAATCCGCGTAGAGGAATGTCGCATCGAGTTCGACTGCGCCCCCGGCTAGTGCAACTGTGTCCGTCGAAGGTACTGTTGTACCTCGGCGCTTGTCCCATTGCGTCCCAATAATCGTCGATACATCTGAATCGAGGTCGTCTGAAATCGCCATGCCTCACCCGTAAATGAAAATCATCGAAATGGCCCAAGGCAAAAAGGAGCCCATGAGGCAGCGCATCGAGTATGTCACGAGGCGATATTTTCTCGCCGCGATACGAGCATTGATGTGGATTTGTTCGATCAGATCGCGCCGGTATTCCTCCTCCCCATATTCTGCCAGCGCCGCTCGAAAGTCAGAGAGAGGCATCGCTCCCACCGTTCCAAAAAATATATTCGAAACCTGCGCCCCCTTTACCTGCGGAACGAACGAAAGAGCCGAAAACAGGATCGAGCCTCCCAAGAGCAATACCGCGACTGCGGTAGCGATCACGGTATAGCAGTCCCAGCCGCTTGCATCTGAAACTCGCACCGCGATCGTGCCGAATAATGCAGTTGATAGAGGTAGAACCAACGACAAACGCGATTCTGCGGCACGAACCCATTCGAGCTGCCTAGCCAGATTGCTTTCCAGAAAAGCAACGTCCTCTAGTTTCTTTGCTTCATCCATAGATGTGCCCCCGAACCCGCTTGAACTATAAACATCTTCAGCAGCACGCCTCAATCATGACGACGGTCGAGCCACTGGCTTTTCACCACTGATGGGGCTTTCTTGGGCATGGTCGTGCTGGCGACTTCCTCCTCCCGGCGGTCCAGATTGGCTGTGACCAGATTGCGGACGGCCATGCCGTAGATGACGCAATCGAGGGACTCGGCCCGGCGGCCGGGGATGCGTTCCCAGAGGCGGACGGGCGCACCGCGCACGTAGCGCATGATAAGCCGTTCCGACGCCAGTTCCTCATAGAACCGGCCTTCCAAACGGTCGCTAAAGCGGACCGTGCGGCCGCGCGTCAAACGGCTGGCAAGCTGACCCTTCAGGCCGTCCACGCCGACGATGAAAAGCCGCGTGCCTTTGCTATCGCTCGCCCGGATCGCGGGGCGATTCCCGGTCGCCCCCTTCAAAGCGTATATACGCCGCGCCATACGTGCCCGCGTGTAGCCGATCACGCGGTCCATGGTCTCGCCGTCGCCCGCGTCCACTCCGGCGGCGTCCACGCGCAAGATGCCGCCCTCCGGGTGCTTCCAAACCGTGCGCAAGGCGTCGTCCAGTTCGGACCACACGTCATCGGCCATTGGGTCGCCATAGATGACCGATTGCCCAAGGACGAAAACTTCATCACGCGACCAGCCAAGGAACACGATTTCCAGCCGGTCCCGTTGCACGTCCACGCCTGCCGTCACGACCAGCACTTCCGGCGGTATGGCGTCGAGGCCGAATGGCTCGGCACGGGCGGCAAGCGCCGCTTCGTCGATCTCTTCGGCCGCCTCGCGCCAGCCTTGGGCGAGGATGGTGTTGACGAAAACCTGAAGCGTGTCCGGGCTCTTTTTCGCCTCGACGAACTCTTGCGCCAGCTTGCCCCATGAGGCGTTCGCCAGCGTCGAGACAAGGGCATTGAGACGGAAACCGGCATGGCCGCGCACGTGGGGCGCGGTTGCGCGCCAGCGGCCGCCCTCGACCATGGCCGCCTTGTGCCGTTCCTCGACGACGCACCCGCACTCCGGGCAGACATAGTGCGCCCGCTCCGGCTCGCCTTCCGGCCACTGAATATCGGCCCAGGTGATTTCGTGCCAATGGCCGCACTCCGGGCAGGCGACTTCATAGACGCGCTGATCGGACCGGGCGTAGGACCGAAGCACGTTCGATGTCTCTTCAATGGTCGGCGTGCTGCCGACGATGATCTTGCGGTTTGCGAAAGACAGGGTGCGTCGTTCTGCCAGTGTGATCGGTGAGCCTTCCGCGCCGGGCTCCATGGCGTCGGCTTCGTCGATCAACAGCACGCGCACATTGTGCCGCCGGAGGTTGCGGGGCGACTTCGCGGCGACGATCTTCAGTGACCCGCCAGCGAAGCGGCGCGACAGGAGCGTGTTGCGGCCGGTCTCGTCGGCTTCGGCCGATAGCAGGCCCCGGAGCGCGGGCGTCGCCTCGAAGATAGGTTCTAGGTCCGACACGACATAATCGCGGGCGTCCGCTTCGGTCGGCAGAAGGGCGAGGATCGGCGACGGCTCATTGGCTACGTAAGATGCCAGCGCGCCCGTGAGCAAGGTCGTGAATCCGACGCGGACCGGCTTGACCAGCGTCACGCGCTCTAGCTCCGGGTCGGAAATGGCGTCGGCGATTTCGCGCTGGTACGGCCACAAGGTCACGCGGCCGGGCAGCGCCGACACGCCTTCCGGCAACCGCATATGCGTTTCGATCCATTCGGACAGTTGCAGGCGGGGTGGCGGGACCAGCGCCCGGAGCGCGCGGCGACGGGTTTCAAGCACTGTCATGGGCGATCTCTTCCAGCGTGTCGCGGATTTCGCGGTCAATCGTCGTGATGTCGTGCGTGGTCAGGTGCCCAAGGCGTTGCTGAAGCCGCGACGGTAGGGACAGCATTTGCCCGCGCACGTCCCGAAGGATGGCGGACCACTCACGCTCGACTTCCACGGCCGGGATAAGCTCACGGCGGGCGACGGCGTTGGCGGTTTCCAGCTTCTCCGCTTGGGCTTCGGCGGCGCGGGTCTTCGCGGCCGTGTATTCGGGATTCGACGCGCCGCGCCCTGCGGGGTTCTTCCGGGCATAGTTGCAGTACGCTCGCACGGCCTCGCGTCGGTCGAACCGTCCAGCGCTCACACGGGGAATGTGACCGGCGCGTGCAAGACCCAGCACACGGCCGGACGACAGGTCCAGAAGGTCCGCCAACTCGTCGGTGGTGATCGTCTGCGGTTGCTTACGGACAGCGCCGACAAGCTCTTCGATGTCCGCTTCCATGCTCATTTCAGGATTCCCGATTCCAAAATTTCCTCACACGCTGAAATGTCGGGGCTCCGCGCTCCCCGCGACGGCCGCCACCGGGGAAGGACCCGCACACGCCCACCGTGAGGGTGATCCAGACGATCCACACGCGATCCAGTTGCCCAGCCTTTGCAAGCCATTGATTTCGCTTGCTGATCCAAACGATCCGATTGATCCCATGAAATCCGGTCAATTCCCCTAGGAACTGCACAACTAGCCGACATGCGGTCAGCACAACCGACCGTTTGCCTACAAACCTCAATACTCATTGGATCGTTTGGATCGTTTGGATCAGTAGAAGCAACCAGCGGATTTCGTTGAGGAATTTCGATCCAATCGAATCCACCCTCAACATCCGCCGTCTGGATCGTCTGGATCATCACGCCCCCCAATCCACTGACGCGCCCAGCCAATCGACAAACTCCGCGCGGCACTGGTCGAGCGCGGGGAAGATGTACTTGCGCGGCCCCGGCTTCCCCTCGACGCGCGGACGCGCCTCGCCCAAGCTGGGAAGCATCTTCCGCAACTCGATACCGAACTGGCGCGAGTTCACCGCCTCGCCTTGGTGGCGATTGTCCCGGACAAAGGATTCATATCGGCCCCGGATGTCGTCGCGGTCCACCGTGGCGGTCTCTTCCCAATCCTCGAACGCGCCAAGCTCGCCCTTGTGCAGAAACTCGAACCACCACCGCTCGACGCCCCGGAGCGTGTTGAGCTTCTGGTCGCGCAAGGCTTCCGTCTGCGGCACGTCGCGGACGCTGAAGTCGGACAGGTCAACGTCGAGAAGATGGGCGAGAAAACCGGCGGGGCCATCACATTCGATCTCGGCATAGAGCGAGTCGAAATAGGCCCGGTCGCCGATGCGGGAATCGCTCACGTCGAACACGGCATAGCGACGTTCATCGTGCGAGGCGGGCACGGCCCACGCTTCATTCGTGGTCATGATCAGGCGAAGGAAGGAGTCGACCGTGACCGTATCGACGCCCTTCTTTTCAATGGGCAGCGACTCCGACGTGATCAGCGATTGCAGCGTCCCTTTCTTGTCGTGCGCACCCGACCAGAACGCCTCTTCCACGTGCCCCAAGATCGCGGTGGCGAAAGGTGCGTTGAAGCGGCTGGTGAGGGCGTCGGGCCGGTTCACGTGCGCGACGTGCGCCTTGCCGATCATGTGCCGGAGCGCGACCGCGAGCGTGTCCTTGCCCGCGCCCTTGCCGCCCTTGAAGACCAGCGCCACGCCGGGCTTGCGGCCGGGGTTCTGCACCATGTCCGCCAGCCATCCGACGATATAGCGGGCGTGGGCACGGTCGCCGTTGGCGAGCACGTCGCGGATATGGGCGAGGATCAGGTCGCAAGAGGCATCCGGGTCCGGCTCGACTGCCCAGCCGGTCCAGAGGTTGAGCGCGGTGCGCGGCGCGCGGCCGGTCGGATCGAAGACGATTTCCGAATACTCCCGGCGGCGCGGATCGCGAAGCCAATGCTTCGAAGCCGGTTCCATCCGTTTGCCGTCTTCGGTCGGCACAAGGTCGCGCGCGTGCCATGTGTGCAGGTCGTCCACGCTGCCAAGGTGAAGACCGTTGCGCGTGAACTCGACGACCAGCGTGCGCCCGGCATGACGGGCGAGCCCGAAGCGCTCATTGACGCGCGCCGTGGTCGGATCGGCCGGAGGAGTCCCGACCAGATCGTCGATGTCGGCAAGCACGCCGTCGTCGTTGAATCGGTTGCGCGGCGACGGCGCGCGTTCCCAAGCCCGATCAATCGCACGCTCGCCTTCCTTGGCAACATGGGCGGCCGCGTCGGGCTCTTCCTCAATAGCGGCGATGAAGTCTTCCTTCGTCCCGCCGCTCAACTTGATCTTCCGGGCGAGCCGATAGAGCACGCCGCTGCCGGACTCGTCGCGCGCGGTCTTCCCGCGCCCCTGAAAAGCCGGACCGGCGGTCAGGACCAGCCAGCGAAGATCTTCCAGCCCGACAATGCGAAGGGTCTCGACGCCGACAAGATCGTCCAGCGCCTCGCCTGTGACGGCGTAATAGCGGCCGCCAAGGTCCAGCGCCATTTCGCAATGCTCGCCCTTGGTGAAGGCGATGCGATGCTTTTCGCCCATGGCCGCCCGGTCTTCGTCGCGGACGAGGAAGAACAGCTTCACGCCCTTCCGGCTGGGGCTGATCTCGGCATACGTGCGGAACACGCTCACCACGTCTTCGGCCCAGCCTGCCAGCGTGTCGCCGTCGAGGCACGAGTCGAGGTCCACGCCGCAAAGGTGGAAACCGTTGCCAAGGTCGCCCAGCATGACGCCGACGCCGCCCTTGATCATCTTCGCCCGACGCATTGCGGCCGCTCGCGTCGCCCATGTGTCGGGATCATCGGACCGGGCACGACGGCCGGTTCCGGGGCTATAGGGAACCTTGGTCGGCTTCCCCTCGCGCCGCTCGGTCTTCCATGCCACCCACTGCCGTTCGTCGTTCAAATCGGCGAGCGTTCGCACGTGCAAATGGGTTGCCTCGGCATGGGCATTTGAGGTATTATAATACCGCTTCATTACAGATTGTCCTCTCTGCGGTGGAGCATTTTCGGTCACGTTTGCGCCGTCCCGGTCGTCCTCCGGGGCGGCGTTTTCTTTGTGTGATCGAGAGGAATCTGTGACAGGGCACAGTTATCCGCCCCAAATTGAGGTCGGTGAAAACTGCTAAGTCCTTGAAATGATTGGCGCACCCGACAGGATTCGAACCTGTGACCTCTGCCTTCGGAGGGCAGCGCTCTATCCAGCTGAGCTACGGGTGCCTAGCACGGGCCGAACCTCGCGCAATGCGGCGCGACCCTAATCCAAGCTCATGTCGTGTGCAACCGACTTGAAATGCCCGTGCACAAACCTGATGAAGGCATCGATTGAGCACTTGGAGAGAAGCCAGCCTCCGACCTGCGGCAACTCCTTTGAGGAGGCCATGACGCGAAAAGGGCGGCGCTGGCGCGCCGCCCTTGAGGCTTGTGCTTTATTCCAATCCGCTAGCGGACGCGGAGGGACGAGATGACGTCGTCGACCTGGTCGGGCAGTCGCGGCTGGCTCGAGGTCAGAACGGCGCAGCGACCGCGGAAATTGCTTTCCTCGCAGACCTGGACCTCGATATTGCCCTGGATGCGGATCGAGGAGATCACGTCGTTGAAGCTTCCGAGCGTGGCGTAGCTCTCACCCGGGCGGGCACAGACGCTGCGGCCCCCGTAGTTCGCGTGTTCATAGAAGCACGCACTGCCACGGTCTTCCGGCCGCACGGGACGATTGCCGAAATCGGAACCCGCGCCGATCGTGAAGCTGAAATTGGGGCCCGAGATCGTAAAGCCGATATCGGGGCCGGACTGGCCACCCCCGCCTCCGCCGCCCGAGCCGGCCGCGGCGAGATAGCGTTCGGAAGCCCAGCCGGTGCCATCCTGGGATCGGATCAGGCACCAGCCACTGCGGCACTCGCCGACCCGGACGCGCTCGCCGCGGGTCAGGGTGTCGACCACGCCGTAATTGGTGCCCGGGCCCGAGCGCACGTTAAGGGCGACGCTGGCCACGGCATCGCGGTTGAACCCGCCGCTCGAGGGGGGAGGCGTCGGTTGGGGCTGGGGTTGCGGCTGAGGCTGCGGTCGGGGGAAGACGTCTCCGCCGCCTATGGCGGCAAGATAGTTGGCCGAAACCCAGCCGTCAGCGCCGGCGCGGTCGATATAGCACCAGTTGCTGCGGCATTGCTGGACGGTCACCAGCTCGTTGCGCTGCAGGGTGTCAACCACCACGAACCCGGTTCCCGGGCCGGTGCGGACATTGACC